TCACCGCCATCATACATCTCGCAATCCCGCCACGACTCTCGTCTCCATTGGCGAGACGCCCAAACAGCATCAACCAACCATGAGTTGAACTGCTTTACCTTGTCCTCATCGCTTTTCTTTTTCACAACACAGCCCCGATTACGTTGCGCGGCACACTCCGTCGCGGAGGATGGTATGCGCCAATATTGATCTTGCCCCCCCTGTCGGATGCAAGCGCAAAATACCGGAAAGCGTCCGCACCGTGGCTTGCCCAGTTATGAAGCGGGCGATCCTTGAAAACCTCGTACTTATCGTCATACTGTTTTTGATAGTTCTGCAAACAATCCAAGCCGGCTTCGCAACCCTCTTTTTTGTTCCCGGCTATTACGTTAAAATAGCATTTTGAAATAAGGTTTCTGGCAGCCTCAATACCGTCTTCAACAGACATTTTCGGCAATACGTTAAACACAATCCCAAGCTCGTTTGCGGCTTCAAGCCTGCTCTTGCCAGAACCAAGCTCCCTTACTTCTATATCGTGCGGAGCAAAATGGTCCCCGTAAACATATCCCTTGTCTTGAAGAACCTTCGCGTAATGGGCCAAGCCCTCGCCAGATGCTTCGTAATAATCAATTACCCGGTGGTTCAAGCCCTGATTCTGCCAAAACCAAATAGCGGTCGAATCGCCAATGCCCAAGTCCCAAGCCGTGTTAACAGGGAGATCTGGAAGATAAGGAAATGTTCCGACTCTGTCCTGCTCCCGCGCTTTGGCAAGTTGCTTTAAGTAGTACGCACCCTCCAGGCCGTAGGTCCAAAAGCAGTGAAATTCTTGATTTATTAACTCGTCAGACATGCCGGCGGCGCGTTCTTCCTCGATAGCTTCTTTTGAAATCGCGCCTGTATCGTCAACAGTCAAAACCTGAGAAAACCACTTTTCGTTTCCCTCGGCCATTTGAAAAAGCCGATACATGTGATTCATACCGCGCGGGGTGCCATTAAAAACCGCCCACCCATTATTTTCTGCTAAAATCGGTCGGACAAAATCCCATGCCTTCGGGTTTTGAAGGGAGAACTCGGAAAAAACACAACCAACAGGATTCGGACCAACAACCTCGCTTCTGTCTGTTCCAACCACCTGGAAAATGCTACCGTTCTTCAATGTCTTTGACATCGTTTGGTTGTCGCTTCTCACAACCAACTCGTCCGGGAAATACCCCATAAACGGGAACCCGTCCTTGTTAATTCCGTTCCAAAGAGCCTTTCTCGCCCACTCGCCAGTCGGAAAATAATAATAATAAGAGCCAACCCGCTCAAAAGCCTTTTTTATCATCAGGTTAAGACAAGCAAGGTCTTTCCCGGCACGACGATGCCAAACGGCAATAGCCCTTTTCTTTCCGCTG